GTGGACCGTATTCTTCCACTTCGGCGGAACCATGCTGTCACCGTTGTAGAAGGGGTAGACATCCACGTCCACACCATCAATCTCAGCCGTACGAGTCACATTGTTGAAAATGGCTCGCATGACCCGGGTAAACCGCAAACGGTTGTCTGCTTCCAGGGCTGAGTTGTGGAGGGCCCGAAGCTGAGAAGCATCTGCCTCAGCCAAGAACCGCCAAGTGTACCGGATTGCCAAGTCCCACCACTTGAAGTCAAAACCCATCTTGAAGCTTGGGCCAAGACGGATGCCCTTCGGCACACCGAACTCAGAAGCCTCTTCAAACTCTTCCTCAACTGGGTAACGAACACTCTCAATGTTCTTGTTAACCACGTAAGTCAGAGGATCGATGAGTGAACTCCGCTGTTGGTTCCAGAGAGTAAGAGTGCGCTGAAACTCAGCCCACATATCACCCAGAGGAGCCCCATCAGTAGTCTCGGTAATCAAGTCACCGGTCTCGTTGAAACCCTGCTCAGACCCCTTGAAGAGTTCAAAAGGCGTGTTCAGGAAATCTCCAAACCCGCCAGACTCGTCAATCGGGCCGAACCCCGTGAGATCCAGAAGATCTCGGAGGGTAATGCGTCGGTCACGTTGTGCTGTAATCATGTGTGGTTTCCCTCCTTTCTGGATCAGGTGTCAAGGTCAAATTCAGAGATGTGGATATCAACGATGAGTCGATCAGCTTCCACCGTAAAGCCCACGACCTTTTGGGTAGCTGACTTAGCAGTGTCGTCGATCACCCCCGTAGTTGTATTAGCAGTATAGACAGTACCAGCCGTACCCCCGAACTCGACAAGTTGACCCAGCTTCAGAACATCAATGATGTCCCCAGCCTTCTTGTCAAATGGTGAAACGACGAGACCGACAATACCACTTTGACCCGCCCCGACGACCACTCGGCCACTATTGTTGATACCTACTGCAATAGGAGCAGCAGCACCAGACAAGTTGGCGTGGAGGGGCGCACGAAACGAACCAACGTTTGGTTCTGTCTTATCGATGCGTGCCATAATTGGCAGTATCCCTTTCCTTTAGCTAGATGGAACTCGTTCACGAGTCCCGAAGGCCTCGTATCGCTCCATAAGGAGCTTATCCGAGTTTGATTCGTTGGACTTACGACTACCCCCGAACTTTGACCCTGAAGCCTCACCTTGCCCATCGGCAAGGATGAGATGAGGCTTAGCCTTAGCCAAAGCATCAAGTGCAGCCTTAACGCTTGTCTCGTCAAGGTCCATAACAGTGGGGTCATCTTCATCTTGTTCGATGTCGATGGCATCTCTGTCAATCAACTTGAGAGCATCGTCAATATCCCGGAACTTCATCTTGGTCCCGACCTTGATAATGGCGTTGTCGACCGCCGATAACTTCAGTCGTTCTGCAAGCTTCTGTGCCTTCGACTCAGCCTTGGAAGCATCTTCCTTAGCCTTGTCAGTTTCCGACTTCTCCTGATCTGCCTTATCACCAAGAGTTTTCTGCAGCTTCTTGAAGTCCCTTTCGAACTTCTTCCGTGCATTTCGTTCCTTGCGAAGAGCATTCTTCAGGGCTGTCGTATCCTCGGCCTTGTCCGAGTCCTGTTCCTCATCGCCCTCATCAGACTCAGAGTCCGAAGATTCATCATCTTCGTTCTCGTCATCATCCTGAGAACCCCGAATGTCAAGGTTTTGCAGGAACTTAGGAAGCAAGTCCTTACGCATCTCGCGTTTCCTTTCTTGGATGTCTCATCCACTAATAGACAGGTTGTACTGCCTAGATTTCGGTCCCGTCTGATTCATTCGTTCGACTTCGATTGTTCGAACGAGAGCGATCCTGACGGTCTTTGGTATCTCCTGCACCGGTCTTACGACCGCCGGCCCCATCAAATTGAGGTTGGTCAGGTTCAGGAGTAAACTCTTGTTGAAGTTCCAACATGGCTTGAGCCAACATTGTCTCTTCACGAATGATGTCCGCCTCAATCGAAGGCGGGAAACGATAGTCTAACCGACGGGTTAGCTCGTCTCTGTAGAATTGAGCACTGATGACCTTACGGTCTTTCAACTGGTTCAACTCTTCAAAAACTGCCTTACGATTGACTGGCAGTTTCTCCCCAAGCGTGATGAGGATTTCAGTATCAACAAAGTTTTGACCCTCATAGGCTAAGAGCCAAAACTTCCAGTCATACCAGAGTTGAGTCAAAACCTCCACACCAGCTGTGTCTCGGTACTCGACCTTGGCTAGAGTGGGCATAAACTTGATAGCTAGGGCGATTCCTGACTCAGCTGTCTGAACATCCACTTTGCCAAGAGCTACGTCGGTAGTTCCTGAGCTTTGGAAGGTTGACTCATCAAGGTAGTTAACGAAATCCATGACGGGTGTAACTGAGCTGATACCCTCGAGCCGCTTAACCATAGTAGCACCAGGCATCTCCCAAACAGTGCCCGGCACAACCACCCAGTCACCCTCACTACCATCGGCATTCTTTGGCCGGCCGGCATCGGTGGCATAAACACCAAGTCCAACCAAAGCAAGCGCCAATTCCGTATCAGACATGGTTTGATTGATGCCCTTGAAAACCCGCTCATAGCCCTTAAGCTCTGAGTTCCCAAATTCATATCCATCCCAGTCCGCATTCTTAAAGTGGTAAAGAGGGATAGTTGTGATAGCATCAGGCAAAGGGGCGGGAGGTAGTGTTTGTTTTACCTTCTTTGCCTTCTTAGGGTCAGTCCAGTTGTCCGCTTCCCAGATATTCTCTTCTCGCCAGACCTTTGTATCTGAGCGACTGCCCGTAAGTGGATTGAGTTCATACCAGTATCGTAAAACTCGAACGACTACCTTATCAGGGTCATCTGGGTGCTTACCCGGTTCAACTAGCTTGGCTCCTGTTCTCTTTGTCAGGTCATCTGAGTCAAACTCGGGAAAATACAAAGCAGGATCAACACTGGTAAGCGAGATACGACTACCCTCAGGAAGACTAGGATCAGCTGTTAGGTGAAACACCCAATCACCTCTAACCACACCAGCCAACTTAGCCACTTGGAATCGGCTGTAGAACCTTTCTCGAGCTAAGAAGTTCTTGAGAGTTAGTTCTAGTTCAGCATTAGCTTTTGGATCAGCCGTTCCGATTCTCATCCCCTTTAAAAGGTAATGAGCGGTAGTATCAACAATTGTCTTCGGCCGGGGGATATATAGGGGATCAGGATCATCATCTCGAGTTACTAACTCGAATGTCTCATTAACGTTCCAATACATCGCCTCATAGACAGTGTAAGAACGAAGTCGAAGTTGATCCTGCTCAGTTGGTACCCAGGTTGGCAAGTTATCTCGATACTCTTCTCCCAGTGTACTATAGGGAGTTACCTCTGTGAGTGTCATTTGCGCTTGAACCTCGCTGTACTTTGACGACCCTTCTTCTCGTCACTTCCCGTAACAGAGAAATAGCCGTAAACGAATCGACCCAGGGCCTCTGGGCCATGGTTATCCTTGTCCATGGGCACTTCTGTAGAGTTCTTTTGTTCATTCTTGTGTTCGGGCCATCGATACCCCTCTCGCATCTCCCATGCAAGGTGTGGACACCGGTCTAGGTCAACCACGATTTGGGCCTGTTGTTCCGATGGTGGAGCATGTTCAGGGCGAGGCTTTAATCGAGTCCGAATCATAGCATTACGGGTAGAAATTTCTCCCCCTGTGTTACTACGGGATGGAATTCCGGTATGCCTCATGAGAATGTTCGTATCATCGGGGTTATGAGGGTCTGGATAGAAAGCCAAGCATTTCGAAGCCCAAGGATGGGGTTTGATTACTTCCTTAGCAATTCGCTCAGTGTCCATTTCACGAATGTAATGTTCACCCAGGACATATACATTCTCAAAGGGATCTACCTGTATCCAAAGCCATACCCACCAGTTCGTATAACCATAGTCAACTGCCGCGTATAGTGGCCAATCGGGGTTATACTTGATCCGCTTGAGATGAATCTCATCATCCCACTCAGACATAACTCGACCTACCTTGTCGACAAATTCTCCGCCATACTGACGTCGAAATTCATCTTCAGTAAGGTCATCTTCGGCTTCTAAGATTTCTGGGTCTCGGCGACCACCAGGGAAAACAATGTGGTTTGTCCAACTGGGCATTCGCCATGACCGCCAAGGCTTAGTATGATGCTCTAGGCCTCGTTTCCAACCCCAGAAAAGTAGAGAAGTGTCTGCAGCAATCTCAGGCACTCCAGTCATCAAGGACCAGCCTCGCTTATCAGAAAGGGCAGGGCGTACATACTCTGTAAATGTTTTACGGTGGAGGCGTCCTGCCTCAGCTAAAACTACAAAGTCCAAACCTTCACCCACCAAGCTTTCAGGATGCTGTGCAGATCGACACTCGAGGTCGAAACCCCAGCTTGTGGTGATATGCATGCTTCCGTTTTCAACATTCTTCAAGAACTTAGAGCTAACTTGATCGATGCCAAGCCTTTTGAACGTGTCATAAACAATGCGAAACTCTTTTTCGCAGTCTATGTAGTTCGGCCCAATGATCCAGCCTCTTTGGCTCTCACCTTTTCGGTTCTTTACAAATGCACAAGGCTCAACCTCTTTACCACCCAGGAACGTCTTACCCCACCGTCGACCGTTCGACAGTACACGATGCCTGTGTGGATCATAGTGAACCTTTTTCTGCCCGTCATGGGGCATATATCCCGTTTGTTCAAAATAGACATCCTTTCTCAGGACTCCACCCTCAACTCCGGGAATTTGACCACTCAAAACTGGCATTGTATCCTTTGCCCCTCTCAGGCTTCAGGAGCTTGACCCAACCATACTCTCTTATTCGGTTCAGATGTCACATCTAACGAATCACCAGTAAGGTGGGCTAGTCTCAGTTGTTCCCACGGAATTGGGATAGACCCTTTCGGTTTCTTGAGAATCGTATTCCGCCGAGTCTCACCTGAGTATTCTGTTCTGTCAGCCATAAGGTTTCACCTACGGTTGAGTCCTAGTGATGTCAGGAATAACCTTGAGCTTGAATGCTGCTACAGTCCATGGTCCGATAGTAGCTGATGCTACTTGAACATCAACATAGAGTAACTCAGCTCGTTCATCAGAA